TATATTGACGTTGGTAATTTACCAAAAATGAAAGCGGAACAATATGTCCGTGATATTATGGTAAAACATAAAAACAGATTAATTTACGATGGATCAACCGGAGAAGTCCGTGATGACCGTAAATTTATGACCATGCTTGAAGATTATTGGTTACCAAGAAGAGAAGGTGGTAAAGGGACTGAAGTTACCACATTACCTGGTGGTCAAACCCTTGGTGAAATGGATGACGTTCTATATTTCCAGAAAAAACTTTATGGTACATTAAATGTTCCAGTTAGCAGATTAAATTCAGATGCACTATTTTCCGTTGGTAGAGCTACTGAAATTACGAGAGATGAAGTAAAATTTGCTAAATTTATTACAAGACTGCGTGCTAGATTTGCTCAATTGTTTATGAGTCTACTTGAAAAACAATTGGTACTAAAACAAATTATGTCAATTGAAGATTGGCAAAATATTGCTTCTGATATTAAATTTGATTTTGCAAAAGATAATTACTTTATGGAACTTAAAGATTCTGAAATTATTCAGAATCGTATCCAACTAGTTCAGCAACTTGATGGCGCAAATATGGTAGGTAAATATTACTCACATGAATGGGTCAGAAAAGAAATTCTTAAGCAATCAGATGATATGATTGAAGAAATGGATGAACAGATGGATGAGGAATCCAAAGACCCTAGATGGAATATGGAAATGCTACAACCAACTGGGGATGAAGTACCTGCGCCTGGACAAGATCCTCAAGTTACATCACAAGATTCTGCAAATTCTGATGAAGATTCCGGTGATGATAGCGCAAAGAAAATTCAGGATGCTCAAAAAACATATGATCGTCTAAGCAAAATGAAGCATAGAACAATACAAGATGAATCTAAATATCGTTCTGCTATACAAATTTTAGCAAGAAATAAAGGAAAATAGTGAATGTCTAATTATGATATTACTGATCTAATAGCGTTTAGCTCACAACAGAGACCTGCGGAATTTGAAGCTGCATTTAATGATATTATCTCGTCTAAGCTAGAAACCGCTATCAACGACAAAAAAATCGAAGTAGCTCAAAGAATGTTCAACAGAATTGAACAAGAAAAAATAGATATAGAGGATACGGAAGATGGCAAAAACGCTGAATGATATTTTAAAGGGAATTAAAGCTTCTAAAATAGTTCCTGGATCCACAGGTAAAGATCCCGGTGTTGATTATGCACCAAAAGCTAAAGCAGAACAAGATCTTGTGGCTAAGCACAAAACTGAAAAGCATGCTGATAGAGTCGGAAATGATGATGACGTTTATCAGGGTAAAACAGAATATGTTTTAAATAAAGCAACTGAAAACCGTCATGGTTACACAGAAGATGAAGCCATGAAAGTCTACGAATCATTAGAAGAAGCTACTCAAAAGCAGATTAATGATAGAATGGATTCACTTATGGCTGCTAAAAAAGCAGAAAAAGCAGGTGATAAGAAAGCACAATACGGTCATATGGCTAACTATCATATGAAGTATGCTACACATTCTAAAAAGAGCACTGATATTGCACACCACAAGTCTCAAGCTGAAAAATACAGATCTGCAGCCAAAGCATTTGAAGAAGAAACAAAATGCAATATGACTGAAGAAGGTAAATATTGTCCAGTACATGAAAATGCTGCATGCACAAAAACAATTAAAGAATCTCTTGCAGTACCACTTTTAGGTGGTGACGATGAATCTGCAGAAATGGCAAAGACACAACTCAGAGCTCTTGCAAATAAAGCACTTGCTTTAGCAATGCATCTAAATGATGATCAAGTTGTTGAACCATGGGTTCAAGCCAAGATTGCAGTAGCTAAAGACAATGTTACAGCTGTCCATGATTATATGCTTTATGGCGATCATGATAAACCAGAAAAAGAACAAACTGCACCATATGAAGGTGGCATCGACATGTCTGGTGCACCAAGAAATACATATCCAAGTTTCTCAGCTGATGTAAATACAGGAAGAAACGTCTAATGAATATCATTAAAGCTAGTGCTAATGCTTTTTCTGTTACAACTGCAAATAGTGTAAATAACACAACTATACTATTTGTATCAACAACAGCTGCAGCACAGATCAATTTATATTCTAATTCCACTACACAATATGCTTCTTTTGTTCTTCCAGCAAATCAATATATTTTTGTACAAAAGAATCCAACAGATTTAATTTCAGCAAATACTGCCGTTAACGTTACACCATCGGCTTATAGAGGCTAAAATGAAACTTATTTTAGAAGAATCAACAAACTTCGAATTTATTACAGAAGCTAAAGAAGATGGTTCCAAGGATCATTATATCCATGGTATTTTTCTTCAAGCAGATGTAAAAAATAGAAATGGTAGAGTCTATCCAATGTCCATCATGGAACGGGAAGTAGATCGCTATATGAATGAAGTTGTAAAAAATAATAGAGCTTATGGTGAACTTGGCCATCCTGCCGGACCACAAATTAATCTAGATAGAGTTTCACATATGATTACGGAACTCAAAAAAGATGGATCTAATTTCATTGGTAAAGCAAAACTTACAGATACACCAATGGGAAATATTGCTAAAGGATTACTCAAGTCTGGTGCTAATTTAGGTGTATCATCTCGTGGTATGGGCTCACTAAAGCCAAATAAAATGGGAATTATGGAAGTTCAAAATGACTTTCGTTTAGCTACTGCTGCTGATATAGTAGCTGATCCTTCTGCACCAGATGCTTTTGTTAAAGGAATTATGGAAAATGTTGATTGGCTTTATGATCCTGTCAAAGATACATGGATTGAACAGAAATTGCATGAAACCAAAAAATCTATTAGAAAGATGTCCATGGACGAGCTTGAACATAATAAGTTTAGCATATTTGAGAGTTACATAAAGTCTCTCTCGTCAAAGAATAATCTTTTATAAATATTTCAAATCTTTTAGGGAGACCTTTAATGTCAGACAAATTAGAAACTATTGATCAAGAAAATACAAACGTGCTTGATGAATCAGTTGCATCCGAAACTTTGAAGCCAGGATCACGTTCCGTTGCAGATCCAAAATCAAAGATTGAAGCAATGACTTCAGTTATTGGTGCAATGCATTCAATGCGCAAAGATGATTTAACAAAGTGGTATACACAAGCCATGGCTCTTATCGGTAAAGAAGCAGATAGTCTACCATCTGGTGCCAATGCAGATGCAAATGCTTCTTCAGTAGATATGAAGACCGGCAAGGGTCCAAAGACTCGTGATGCTATGCCAAAACTAAATGTTCGTGAAGATGTTGAAGAAATGTTTGACGGACAAGAACTATCAGAAGAATTTAAAGATAAAGCTTCTACACTTTTTGAAGCAGCAGTAAATGCAAGACTCACACTTGAAGCAGCACGTCTTGAAGAACAATACGAAGCTAGACTTGAAGAAGAAGTTACAGAGATTGCAGAAGCTCTAGAAAAGAAGTTAGACACATATCTTGATTATGTGGTTGAGAATTGGATGAAAGAGAATGAAGTAGCTATTGAATCTTCTCTCCGCAACGAGATTATGGAAGAATTCATCGACGGACTAAAGGGTCTGTTCGCTGAACACTACATTGATATCCCAGAAGAAAAAATTGATGTAGTTGAAGAACTGGCCGCCAAAGTAGACGAGCTAGAAACAATGCTTGATGAATCCATCACTGAGAATGCAGAACTCAAAGTAATGGTAACCGAATCTAAGAAAGCAGACATTTTAGAAGAAATGGCTGGTGATCTTACTATGGTTCAAGCTGAAAAGTTTGCAGCACTCGCTGAGGGAATCGATTTCGATGGTGATATTGATTCTTATAGAAAGAAGCTGTCATATGTGAAAGAAACATATTTCTCAAAGAAGTCAACTCCAACCACAAATATTGAAGAAGAAACTTTTGAGAGTGAAACAATTACTGAGGGTGTAAAGTCTTACGACCCAGATGTCAGTAGATATGCTCAAGCAATCTCACGCACCGTTAAAAGATAAAAATTTATAAATACAGATAACCTAACATAGAAAGGGAAACTCTAAAATGTATCTAGCTGAACAACTACAGAAGAAGTGGGGGGCCGTTCTCGACCACCAAGATCTTCCTTCAATTAAAGATGCTCACCGCCGTTCAGTCACTGCGGTAGTTCTCGAAAACACACAGCGTGCTCTTCGTGAGTCTGCTGCTCACGGTCAATATCAAACTCTATTTGAAGCTGGTATTGCTCCTTCTCCGGTAAATGCTATCGGTAATCCAGACTCCACAAACGCTGGTGCAATCGACACTTTTGACCCAGTTCTTATCTCTCTAGTTCGTCGTGCAATGCCTAATTTGATTGCTTACGACATTTGCGGAACTCAGCCAATGACTGGTCCAACTGGACTTATCTTTGCAATGCGTTCTCGTTATAGCAACCAAGCTGGTGATGAAACCTTCTACAATGAAGTTAATACATCTTTCAGCACAGTTGTTGCAGGCAACTCAACATTTGGTCAACAGTTTACCGGTACTATTCCTGGTCAAACTAACACCACACCACTAGTAAATACCGCTGCTTATAATACAGGCTTTGGTATGCCAACTGCTACTGCCGAAGCTCTTGGTTCCAATAATTCTGGTGCAAGCGACTTTGCACAGATGGCATTCTCAATTGAGAAGGTTACCGTTACTGCTAAGTCACGTGCTCTCAAGGCTGAATACACCATGGAACTAGCACAAGACCTTAAGGCTATTCATGGTCTAGATGCTGAAACCGAACTTGCAAATATTCTTTCAGCTGAAATTCTTGCTGAAATCAACCGTGAAGTTGTTCGTACAATTAACGTAACAGCTGTTGTTGGTGCACAAGACAATACCACAACTGCTGGTATCTTCGACCTTGATACCGACTCAAATGGCCGTTGGTCCGTTGAAAAGTTCAAGGGTCTAATGTTCCAGCTTGAACGTGAAGCTAACTATATTGCTCGTACAACTCGTCGTGGTAAGGGTAACATCGTTATCTGTTCTTCTGACGTCGCTTCAGCTCTACAGATGGCCGGTGTTCTAGATTACGCTCCTGCTCTAAATTCAAACAACCTACAGGTTGATGACACTGGTAATACTTTTGCTGGTATTCTCAATGGTCGCCTAAAGGTTTACATTGATCCATACGCAATCGGTGGTAACTATCTAACTGTTGGTTATAAGGGTTCTTCTGCATTCGATGCAGGACTATTCTACTGCCCATATGTTCCTCTACAGATGGTTCGTGCTGTTGATCAGCAGAGCTTCCAGCCAAAGATCGGCTTCAAGACTCGTTACGGAATGGTTGCAAATCCATTTGCACAAGGTATTACAGCTGGTAATGGTGCTCTCACCACCAACACCAACTACTACTACCGCAAGGTGATCGTAAATAACCTTATGTAATATGAACTTTTTATAGTCATACGACTATAAAATAAAAAAACCCCGGAGGGAAACTTCCGGGGTTTAATTTTGTTCTAAAATAAATAGAAATAAAAGAGGTGTTTACCCATGTCAATTGTTGATAACAGACCAGAAAATATGAATTTTCTCTCACCACTGAACTTTAAGTTTCAGATTAAAAGAACACCTTCGTTGAACTTTTTTGTGCAAAAAGTAAATTTGCCTGGTATGACTCTCCCAAATGTTGATGAAAATAATCCATTGATTCGTATCCCTTATTCTGGTGATCATTTACTTTTTGATGAGTTGATGGTTACATTTAAAGTAGATGAAAATTTAACAAATTATATGGAAATACACAATTGGCTTAGAGCATTAGGCAAGCCTTCATTTCAAGAATATAAAAATCTGAAATCAAAGTATACTTACACAGGTGAATCAATTTATTCAGATATTTCACTATCAATTCTTACCAGCAATAAAAATCCTAATTATGAAGTTTTATTTACAGATGCATTTCCAATTTCACTAACTGGTATTGATTTTACAACTACAGCAGAGGATATTTCATATCTAGAAGCAACTGCAACTTTTAAATATGTAATCTATACTATCAAAAAAACAAGTTGACAATTGTTCTAATTTAGTTTATAATATACCATTAATGATTAATGGAGATATATGTGAACTTTGAAGAACTTTTTAATGAATGGGAAAAAGATAGCAATATTGATAAAACCAAATTAGATGATGAATCCCTAAGAATTACAAAACTTCATCACAAATATTACAAATTCTTTATTGCTGAAAGATCTAAATTTAAACAACTTGAAGGTGAATTGAAGAAACTGAGACTAGAAAAAACAGAATTCTATACTCAAGGTCATAATGAAGAAACCAGAGCAAAAGGATGGAAACTTCCTGCAAAGGGTGTAATTATTAAATCTGATGTACCTATATATGTTGAAGCAGATCAAGATATTATTGATCTTACACTCAAGATTGGTATACAACAGGAAAAGATAGAATTTCTGGAATCTATTATCAAGTCTCTAAATAATAGAGGATATAATATTAAAACTGCAGTTGAATTTATTAAATTTATGAATGGTTCGTGATGGATAAAATAACTATAAAAAAATATGATGAGGTCTATAATAGAATAGTCTGTGATCCTGGTATTGCCATGGAACTTGCAGATTATTTTACATTTGAAGTTCCTGGTGCTAAATTTATGCCATTGGTGCGTAATAAAGTATGGGATGGTAAAATAAGACTTTTAAATCCACTGACATGTTTATTATATGCAGGATTGACAGATGAAGTAGTCAAATTTTGCATAGCAAGAAAATATGAATATGATTTTGAAAATCTTCCCGGTGATGAAGAATTTTCTTTACATGAAGCACAAAAAAAGATTGAGTCTCTGGGGTTAACTAAAACACCAAGAGACTACCAAATGGATGCTTATGTACACGCAATACGAAAAAGAAGAGCAGTACTACTTTCACCTACTGCTTCGGGTAAATCTTTAATCATTTATCTTATCACTAGACATTATAGTCAAAAGACTTTAATTATTGTGCCTACAACTTCATTGGTACATCAGATGGCTTCGGACTTTCAAGAATATGGTCTAGAAGATGATTGTGTTCATAAGATTATGGGTGGTGAAGATAAGAATTCAAATAAACAAATATTTGTTTCTACCTGGCAAAGTATATACAAACTTCCTCAAACTTGGTTTAATCAGTTTAACCTTGTAATTGGTGACGAAGCGCACCTTTTCAAGGCTAAATCGCTTACAACTATTATGACTAAACTTCCCAATTGTAAATATCGTTATGGTTTCACCGGAACACTTGATGGTACTGAAACCAATAAATTAGTGCTTGAAGGTTTATTTGGACCTACTCGTAAAGTCACTACAACTGCAGAACTCATGAGTAAGGGCACCGTTGCCCAACTTTTAATTAAAGCATTAGTTTTAAAATATTCAGATAATGATAGAAAATTAGTAAGTAAATATGATTATCAAGGTGAACTAGATTTTATTGTATCAAATGACAAGAGAAATAAGTTTATAAAAAATCTTGTTCTTTCATTAAAGGGAAATACTTTAGTATTCTTTAATTTTGTAGATAAACACGGAAAAGTGCTTTACGACTTAGTCAAGTCAGAATGTAAAGACAGAAATGTACATTTTATTTCTGGTGATGTAAGTGCACTTGAAAGAGAAGAAATAAGAAAGTCGGTAGAAAATGATAGAAATTGTATTATTTTTGCTAGCTCTGGGACTAGTTCTACTGGTGTTAATATGGTAAATCTTCAAAATATAGTTTTTACTAGTCCATCAAAATCTAGAGTAAGAAATCTACAATCTATTGGTCGTGCTTTACGTAAATCAGAGACCAAAGTAAATGCAACTCTATACGATATTGCAGATGATTTAAATTGGAAATCCAAAAGAAATCACACATTAAATCATTTTATGGAAAGAATCAAGATTTATAACTCAGAGTCTTTTGACTATAAAATATATAATATAGATCTAAACTAACCTATATTTTACCTTTTCCTCAATTCCTTATTATACATACATTATGAAAGTTGTCAACCATGAATCTTACACCTAAGCCTAAAAAGCACTATGTTAATAATGCAGACTTTGTAATAGCATTAAATGAATATAAAGAAAAATTAAAAACTAATCCAAAAGCTAAAATACCAGATTATATTGGTATATGCATAAATGACATTTGCAATAAAATGGCGACAAGGCCTAATTTCTCAGGATATACTTTTAAAGATGAAATGATTGGTGATGCATTAGAAAATTGTCTTGAAGCAGTTGGTAATTTTGATTCAGAGAAATCAATTGCTCGTTCTAGAACATCAACTGTCAATGCTTTTGGTTATTTTAGCTGGATTGCATGGAATGCATTTATTAGAAGAATAGCTAAAGAAAAAAAGCAAACATATATCAAATATAAAAACATGCAGAATCTATATATATTTGATGAATTTACATCTATTGATCCTTATAATAATGAAGCAACAAATCAGATTATCGAAGACTTCGAATCCAAGTTGACAAAGTCAAAAAAGAATAGTATAATAGGTATAGAAAAATTTGTTGACAACGATTAAGGATTTTTATGAAAATAGCTATTATAGCAGATACTCATTGGGGTATTCGTGGTGATAATTTAACTTTTATGAATGCCACAAAGAAATTTTTAGATGATATTTTCTTTCCAGAACTAGATAAACAGAATATTAAATGTGTTGTCCATCTCGGTGATTTATTTGATCGCCGAAAGATGACAAATACTATTACAGCCCACAGATTACGTACTGATTTTATCCAACCACTATTAGATCGTGAAATTGACTATCATCAGATCGTGGGCAATCACGATACATTCTATAAAAATACAAATGTTGTCAATGCAATTGATGAATTTTTCAGTTATATTGATATGAAGATTTATCGTGATCCTACCGAAGTGATTATCGGAAATCAAAAAATTCTCATGCTTCCATGGATTTGTGATTCCAATAGAGAAGCAAGTATGAAGTGTATTGCTGATTCTAATTCTAGATATTGTTTCGGCCATCTAGAATTAGAAGGGTTCGAAATGTATCGTGGGCATTTTGCTACTCATGGTGAAAAATCAACTTTATTTGATAAATTTGAACTTACACTTTCAGGTCATTATCATCATAAATCCAATAAAAATTCAATAGTTTATGTGGGTTCACATGCCCAATTTACTTGGTCTGATTATGGGGATGATCGTGGGTTTCATATCCTAGATCTTGATACTTCAGAGTTGACTTTTGTCAAGAACCCATATATAATGTTTAATAAGATCTTTTATGACGATAAAGATGAGAAATCACTTGATTCTTTGGTCAAAAAAGATTGGAGTATTTACACGAATACTTTATGTAAAGTAATTGTGCAAAATAAAACCAATCCTTATTGGTTTGAACTTTTTTGTGAAAAATTAGAAAATGTCAATCCAATTGACTTTCAAATTGTAGAAGATCATCACAATTTGGATATTATGAGTGAAGATCAATTGATTGATGAAGCAGAATCTACATTGGATATTTTTAAAAAGCATATATCCCAAATGGAAGATTCTACAATAAATGTAAAAAAACTTGAAAAAGTTATTACAGATTTATATAATAAAGCTATATCAATGGGTGTAGAGTGATAGTCTTTAAAGTTATTCGATGGAAAAATCTGCTTTCAACAGGTAATCAATTTACAGAAATAAATCTATATAATTCTGGCAATACACTTATTGTCGGAACAAATGGAGCAGGAAAATCAACACTACTTGATGCTCTAACTTTTGTTCTTTTTGGTAAAAGTTTTCGAAATATCAATAAGCCACAATTGATGAATACGATCACAAAACGTGATCTACTTGTTGAAGTAGAATTTACAATTGGTAAAAATAACTACCTCATTAGAAGAGGTATGAAACCAAATGTATTTGAAGTATTTTGTAATGATACAATTCTAAATCAATCTGCTGAAATGCGTGATTATCAGGAAATTCTTGAAAAACAAATTCTGAAGTGTAATTACAAGACTTTTTGTCAAGTTGATATTCTTGGTTCAGCATCATTTGTGCCATTTATGCAACTTCCTGCAGCTCAACGAAGAGCGGTTATTGAGGATCTACTTGATCTTCAGGTATTTACTAATATGAATGTTCTTTTGAAAGAACAAATCCAACAGAATAATCAAGACATTCTTGAAAATTCATATAAAAAGAAACTTGTTGACGAGAAGATTAAACTTTTAAAAGATCATCTTGCAGAAGTTACAAAAAAGAGTACTGCTTTTGTTGAGGAAAAGAAAAATATTATTAAGTCACTCAGAATTAGCATCCCTGAAAAGCAAAAGAACATTGATATTGTCAATTCTGAAATTGTCAAATTAAACGATTCAATAAAGCATATTGATCAAGCAGCTCTTAAAACAAAATTAGCAAAACTAGAAACTTTAAAATTTGAATTAACTTCTAAAAAGGAAATGCTCAAGAAAGAGATTCATTTCTTTAAAAACCATGAGCATTGTCCTACATGCAATCAAAATATTGACTCTAAATTAAGTTGTGATAAAGTACAAATGGGTACTGATAAAATCAAGGAACTTGATGATGGTCTGACCAAACTACAAGTCTTGCTTTCAGATGTAAAAGATTTGCTGATGTTATATGATTCAACCATGGCAATTATCAGTGCACATAAAAATACTATAGCCACAAATGAACTTAGCATCAGTCAAATTGAATGGAAGATTTCCTCAATTGAAAATGAGATTAAATCTGCTACACAAAATATTTCAGAATCGTCTGATTTAAAAATTGTGGACTTTGAAAAACAATTAACTCTAATTGCAAAAGAATATAATGAACTTCATGAACATAGAGCAGTTCTATCACATGCTGCCGGACTCTTAAAGGATGGTGGTATTAAAACAAAAATTATCAATCAGTACATTCCGATTATCAATAAGTTAATCAACAAGTATTTGTCTGCTATGGATTTCTTTGTTGACTTCCAACTCAATGGTCAGTTTGAGGAAACAATTAAATCTAGACACCGTGATGAATTTAGTTATGCTTCATTTTCAGAAGGTGAAAAACAACGAATTGATCTTGCACTATTATTCACTTGGCGTGTAGTTGCTAAATTGAGAAATTCAATGAGCACTAATCTTTTGATTCTTGATGAGGTGTTTGATTCTAGTCTTGATAATAATTCAACAGAAATGCTCATGCAAATTCTTAATACAATTGGAGCAGAATGTTCATTGTTTGTAATTTCACACAAGGATCATCTGATTGAAAAGTTTCCAAATATTATCAGATTTACAAAAAATAAAAACTTTAGTAGAATTGAAGGTCAGTGATGAAAGTTATTATAGCCGGAAGTAGAAAAATAAAAGATCCAGAAATAGTTCTTAATGCTATAGAAGCTTCTGGGTATAACATCACCGAAGTTGTTTCCGGAAAAGCTAAAGGAGTTGATACTATCGGTGAAGCTTATGCAAGAATAAATGATATCCCAATAAAAGAAATGCCAGCAGAATGGGATAAGTATCCTAAAAATTTTGCAGGGCTAATTAGAAATAAAGAAATGGCTATCTATGCCGATGCAGCCATTATAGTGTGGAATGGTACATCTACCGGAACACATAATATGATAGAAAATATGAAAAGAGTTAAAAAACCTTACTTTTTAGTTAAAGTTAAACAATAAGGATATAATATGTTTTTACCTATGCTTTATAAACGGACTGCCACAAAAGCAGTTCAAACATGGGTCATTGAGATTGAAGGTGATTCATGGAGAACTATTTCTGGTCAACATGGTGGTGCCATGGTCACCTCTACTTGGCACAAATGTTATGCAAAAAATACTGGTAAAAAGAATGCAACCACACCAGAAGAACAGGCAATTCTAGAAGCAAAAGCTAAACATAAAAAGAGATTAGAACTTGACTATTTCGAGAGTATGGATGATATAGATAATGATATCTATTTCAAACCCATGCTTGCCGCAAAGTATAAAGATCGTGTGGGTAAACTTGATTTTAAGAAAACAGTGTGGTCACAACCCAAACTAGATGGGATGCGTTGTGTTGTCACAATGTCAGGTATGTATTCACGTGCAGGTGAACTAGTTGTATCTGCACCGCATATCCATGCCTATATGCTTGAAAATGGATTCTGGGCCAATGATGAATCTTTAGTCTATGATGGTGAACTATATAATCATGAGTTTTATGAAAATTTCAATGAACTTATGAGTATTGCTAGACAAACTAAACCATCTATGGATGATCTAAATAAATCAAAAAAATTGCTTCAGTATCATATCTATGATATCACAGGTGAAAAAGAAGAAACCTTTGATGAACGGTTTGCTTCGAAAGATCTTAAAAATAGTCCGTGTGGTACAATTCAGTTTGTAGAAACTACAGAAGTAAGTAGTCTTGAACAAATTGATGCTAAGTATGAACAATATCTTGAAGCAAATTATGAAGGTCAGATGATTCGAGTTAATGATTTTTATCATAATAAGAGGTGTAATACACTTCTAAAAAGAAAAGAATTCATTGATGAAGAATATAAGATTCTTGATATTGTTGAGGGTAATGGAAATCGTGCTGGTATGGCAGGTAGAATTACACTTCGAATGAAAGACGGTAGAACATTTGGTGCTGGAATTAAAGGCTCACATGAATATTCTAAAAAACTATTAGCCGAAAAAAACAAATATCTTAATAACGACTCAGAAGCAACTGTTCGTTATTTTAGACTGACCCCAGACGGAATTCCAAGATTTCCGGTTGCTGTTTATCTTTATGAAAAAGGACGAAATACATAATGGAACTTATTACCCATACTAATAAACTTTTAAAAGAAGTCAGTAAACCATTTGATTTTCGAAATCCACCATTTGATCCACTAGAGTTCTCCCAAGAACTAGTTAAAACAATGTATGATCACAATGGGATTTGTCTGGCAGCAATTCAAGTAGGAATCCCTCTTAGGGTATTTGCTATGAGAGGTTCACCAGAAAATTTTGTTTGTTTTAATCCTAGACTTGTTCAACCATCTGAACAAATGATTAGACTTGAAGAAAAGTCGTTGACATACCCTGGTTTATGTGTTAAGGTAAACCGACCTCAACATTGCCGTGTCAGATTTGCTACGCCAAATGGAGAGGTCAGAACAGAAACATTTACGGGGATAACAGCACGTGTATTTCAACAATCCATGGACTTTCTTGATGGTCGGCTATTCTATTCAGCTGCTAATCCTATTCATCGTGAGCAAGCTCTAAGGAAGTGGAAAAACAGTGGCAATTTTTAATTGGACATTAGGCTTAGTAGCATCTTTGCTATTTACAGCTTTCTGTATTAGTGGTATACTATCTGCACCAGCGGTAATTGTTCTATATGCTTTAGGTTTAAGTATTGGAATTCTTTGTGTTGGTGTATGTGCTATTACATTATTTTTTGGTATAACATATTAATATGAATATTTTTTATATTTCTACCGACCCTATCCAAGCAGCACAATGGATGGTAGACAAGCATGTAGTTAAAATGATTCTAGAATCAGCACAACTACTGTCTACTGCCCATCGTATTCTTGATGGTGTAGAAGTTGCTGGTAAATCTAAGACCGGTCGAAATGTAAAGCGTTGGGTATTAAATGACGCTCGTGATCCCGTGATTTACACCGCTACGCATGTAAATCACCCAAGTGCTGTTTGGTGTCGCAAATCAGTTGAAAATTATAATTGGCTTGTGGATCATTTTCATGCACTTGGTAAAGAATATACATATCGTTACGGTAAGACTCATAAGTGCTTTGAGGGTGAACTAGCTTATATGCTATCATCGCCACCAAATAATCTTAAGTCTTATGATTGGACGGAAATGCCATCTGCAATGGCTGATGAGTACAAAATCAGCAATGATTCATTGACAAATTACCGTCATTATTATAAAGTAGCAAAATCTCGTATGCACTCTTGGAAAAATCGCCAACCACCAGAGTGGATTAATTCTTAAACTATAATCAAAGGATATATTATGAACTTCTCACTTACAGCTAATGATATTGAAACACTCCGTAGTATTCAAGGTAAACTTCATGGTCAAGCAAATGCTATGGGGTGGCATAATAAGCCACGAGAAATCGGAACAATGCTTGCACTTTGTCATTCTGAACTATCGGAAGCACTAGAAGGTGCTCGAAAAGATCTAATGGATGATCATCTAACTTCTCGCAAGATGCTTGAAGTAGAACTAGCGGATTGTGTTATCCGTATTTTTGATCTTGCAGGACGTGAAGGTCTTGATGTTGGTGGCGCAATTGCTGAAAAACATGACTACAATGCAAAGCGTGCTGATCACAAACCAGAAAATCGTGCTGCAGTAGGTGGCAAATCCTTCTAATTGAGGTGATTATGGAAATCAACGATACATCAAAAGATTATGAAGATTTAATTGGGTTTAAAGCAAAAGAAACTACACCTGTAAGCCTTGCAGAATTTCTTGGTGAAGAAGTTGATTCCAAACCAAAAATTAAACCAAAACCAATAGATAAAGATTTTCCAGAAGATTGGCAAAATTTATTTGTCAATTTTCGATCTGAAGAAGATTATATCAATTTTATGAAATTAATTGATTATATTCCAGATCCAAAAACATCAGTTTTTGTATATACAAAAGAAAAGCAAAACGGCCTTCTTGATTTTATGGAATAATAAAATGTTAGTTGCAACTACAATTGAAGAACTTCAAAATGAATGGCGTAATCCTTATCTACAATGGTATGCGGGCGGCATGCCAGCATTTAACACAAATGATATTTCTCCTTATAAGCAAATCAAACTTAAGTTTAAAACCTTAGAAGATAGACAAGCATTTGCAGAACTTACAGGATATTCATTGACAGAAAAAACAAATGTGATATGGTATCCAGATAAGGGTAGGGAGAAAAATATTATGAATAGGATTGTTGAAGATGAATGATGTGTTCAGTACACGTTATCCACTTTATATTATTTCTAAAGGTCGGTGGGAATCACGCTATACTTCTAAAGCTCTAGAACGTATGGGTGTACCGTATTATATTGCGATCGAACCTCAAGAATATGAACAGTATGCTTCCGTTATTGATCCAAAAAAAGTTCTGACACTGCCTTTTTCTAATCATGGCAAAGGTTCAGGACCAGCCCGTAATTGGTGCTGGGAACATTCGCAGGCTAATGGATTCAAGCGTCACTGGCTTTTAGATGATAATATTTACGAATTTTGGAGATTCCATAATAATAAACGTTATAGAATCGAACGTGGTTCAGCATGCTTTAGATCAGTAGAAGATTTTGTTGATCGGTTTGAGAATGTGGCACTAGCAGGACTTCAATATAAGTTTTTCTGTGTGGATGATTATCCATATCCACCATACATTTTAAATACTCGTATTATGTCTTGTTTTCTTATTGATAATGCTTGTCCACATAAATGGCGTGGTCGGTACAATGAGGACGTAGATCTTTCAATCCGTGTTCTGAAGGATGGTCTGTGCACAATGCTTTTCTATTCTTTTCTGTGTGGTAAAGCAAGAACTGGCACTATTAAAGGTGGAAATACTTCAGAAATTTATAATAACTACCAAGAAGATGCATCACTAAAAAAGTCACAAATGTTGATGGAAATGCATCCTGATGTAGTGACTTTACAGGAAAGATATGGTAGAATACACCATCATGTTGATCTAGAAGCTATTGTGAATAAACATGGTCAACCTGCTCGACAAAATATGCCAATTCTCAAACAAGATGTAAAGATCTTCAATAAAATTGATAACTACGGAATGAAACTAATTCGTGAGTTTGGCACAGATCAGGCTTATGAAGATAAAGAATACTCTATTGAGAAATATCCTTCAGGAAGGAAAAATTTTTAATGTCACGGATCTTTATTACCGGTATTGCTGGTTTTATTGGCTTTCATCTAGCTCAAAAACTACGTGAAGCAGGACACGAAGTAACCGGTTTGGATAATTTCAACAATTATTATGATGTGAAACTGAAGCACGATCGTCACAATATTCTACATAAAAAGAACATTCATGTTTATTATGGCGATTTACTAAATAAAAACTTTATTAAAAATATACTAAATGTGGAAAAACCAGAACTGGTAATCCATCTTGCAGCATATGCTGGTGTGCGCCATTCATATGATCATGCAATGGATTATATCCAAAATAATATTGTGGGAACACAAACTCTTATTGAGGTTCTAGAAGAACTGAATATCAATAAAGCAATTTATGCCTCTACTTCATGTGTTATGGCTGGTAATTCTCTACCATGGAAAGAAGATGAACCAACAGGCCATCAGTTAAATCCATATGGATATACTAAGCGCACAAACGAATGTCAGTTTAAAACTTCAAAGATTAAACAAAATATCGGACTTCGTTTCTTCACAGTTTATGGTCCTTATGGGCGTCCAGATATGGCACTTTTTCAATTTGCAGAAGCTGCTGTAAACGGCAAGACAATTGATGTATATAACTATGGTGATATGAAACGTGATTTCACTTACGTAGATGATATTGTGAATGGTATTGAAATTCTTATGAAGCATATTCTAAATACAGACAACGAACAAGCAGAAATCTATAATATCGGTCGTGGTCAACAAGTACCGCTCATGGATTTTATTTCAGAAATTGAAAAAAATATGGGTCGAGAAATTCAAAAAAATCTAGTACCTAGACACCCAGCCGATACCCTAGAAACTTGGTCGGACACCACAAAACTCCAAACACTTGGATGGAAACCAATGGTATCAATTGGTACTGGTGTTTCTAGATTTTGTGAATGGTACAAAAATTATTATGGAATTAATTCATGAAATTAAATATTGCTATCGTTGGTCATGGTTTTGTAGGGAAAGCTGTAGATTATGGCTTTCCCTCACAGAACTGTGATAAGTATATTGTGGATCCAAAACATGGTATGGACATTACAGCACTTCCACAAAATATGGATTATATTTTTGTTTGTGTTCCTACACCCATGGGTGATGATGGATCAATTGATTCTAATATTATTGAATCCGTAGTATCTTATCTACTTACAAATAATAATGGTGTCATTATTATTAAATCCACTATAACACCAGAAATCTTAAAAAAGTTTGCAAATTCTAGAGTTGTTTACAACCCAGAATTTCTTACTGAAAAAAGTGCTAATGAAGATTTTGTAAATCCGTTTATGCATATTTTTGGTGGTCATCCACTTTATACGCAAAGGGTTGAAGAACTATATAAGTACTATAGTATTTGCAAGCCATGCCCAACTTATCATATGTCGACAATTGAAGCAAGTTTTGTAAAGTATGGAATTAATTCGTTCCTTGCTACAAAAGTATTGTGGTTTAATCAATTATATGATATAATTCAAAAAGAAAATGCAAACTACGGTAAAATTATTAGTGCCATAACCACAGATTCTAGAGTAGGCAGATCACATACAACTGTTCCGGGATTTGACGGTAAACGTGGATATGGCGGGTCTTGTTTTCCAAAAGACACTCTTGCATTTGTAAAATATGCAAAGACATTGAAAAATGACTTTTCAGTGCTTGAAAAGGTGATACTTGAAAATAATAAGTATCGCAGTAAATACAAAAAAGATCAACGTGAAGTGGAACAAAATATTAGTTATGACACAAAATAATTGGGATAAAAAATATTTGAAACTTGCTAAAGAAGTTTCAACATGGTCTAAAGATCCATCCAGTAAAATTGGTGCAGTTGCAGTAGGCAATCATGGTCAAATTTTAGCAACTGGATATAATGGGTTTCCTCGTAAAATTCAAGATTCAGAAGAACGTCTTAAAGATCGAGAAATCAAATATGCTTACACAATCCATGGCGAGATGAATTGCATATATAATGCAAGTCTTACTGGTGTAAGTTTAAACAAAGCAAATCTTTATGTATTCGGATTACCAGTTTGTTCGGAGTGTGCCAAAGGTGTAGTCCAAGTAGGTATTAAAAAAGTATTTGCCTGCCATCCTGTTATTATTAATACAAAATGGCAAGAATCAAATTATTTGAGCCAAATAATTTTTAAAGAAGCAGGTGTTGAATATAATACTATTATTAATGATGGAGAACTATAATTATGAATGATGAAACACCATATTTTAATCCAGACCCACTAGACACTTCCGAATATACACTAAGAAATTATCAGTCTTATAATAAGCCAAATATTAAGTATAAATATTCTGAGGATGAAATTATTGAAGACTTCTCCGAATATGTAAATCATACATATGGTGAGCATTATAAAGCCAAAGATGAAATTGAATGCTTTGATGCTTGGATTGCTTTAGGTACTGCATCTGGTACATTCCGAGATACCGCCATGAAATATCTATGGCGATACGGTAAGAAAAACGGTAATAATAAAGATGATTTAATGAAAGCCATGCATTATATCATGTTACTACTTCACAATGATTTTTATAAAAAGGATTGAATGAATGGAAATTAGAATTGATATGGATGTCCTCAGACAGAGGAAATTATTTGTTGCCACGCCCATGTATGGTGGCCAATGCGCTGGTATGTTCACCAAATCAGTAGCAGACTTAGCAGCAATTTGTTCTGCAAATGGGCTTGATCTTAGATCATATTTTCTCTTTAATGAATCTCTTATCACTAGAGCTAGAAACTATTGTGTTGATGAGTTTATGCGTTCAGACTGCACACACATGATGTTTATTGACTCTGATATTGGTTTCGACCCCCGTGATATTATTGCCATGATGGCTCTTCAGTCTGATGAATCGGAATATGATGTTCTTGCAGGACCATATCCAAAGAAGACTATTTCTTGGGAAAAGATCAAGATGGCAGTCGATAAGGGTATTGCAGATGAAGATCCAACAGTTTTAGATAAATTTGTTGGTGATTATGTTTTCAATCCAAAAGCAAATACTACTCAGGTACGAATTGATGAGCCTGTAGAAGTTTCTGAAGTCGGCACCGGTTTTATGATGACTCGTCGTTCTGCTTTTGAAAAGTTTGCAAAGGCATTCCCTGAATATTCTTATAAGCCAGACCATATTCGCACTGAACATTTTGATGGTTCAAGGGAAATTATGCAGTACTTCCAGGCAGAAATTGACCCTGTATCAAAACGTTATCTATCAGAAGATTATTGGTTCTGTCAAAAGCTTATGGCCGTAGGTGGTAAGATTTGGTACTGCCCATGGATGAAACTTCAGCATGTTGGTAGTTATATTTTTGGTGGTTCACTTGCCGATCTAGCATCTATTGGTGCACCTGCTACTGCTGATCCTGCTCAACTCCGTAAAGGAAAGAAATAATATGAATAAAGTTTTTATTTTACTTGATCGCTCTGGTTCAATGGCCTCTATGTGGAAAGAGGCCATTGATGGGATTAATTCTTATGTGAAAAATCTTGAAAATACTGAAATAATGGTTGCGGCTTTTGACACCGGCGATTATATGGTTTTAAGAAATTGTTCTAGAAAGAATTGGGATCCAATTGGGTACAAAGAAATTGAACCACGTGGTGGAACACCTCTTCTTGATGCAGCAGGTAGAATCATGTGGTCAATGCACGACTCTAAAGCCAAGAGAGCAATTTTAGTTGTTGTTACAGATGGTCATGAAAATTCATCAACAAAGTTTAAGGCTTCTGAAATCAAGGATATGACTAAGAAGTTGACAACAGATATGAATTATGATATAGTCTTTTTAGGTGCCAATTTCGACAAGATTGGTGATGTTGCCCACCAAAACTTTGGGTGGTCAGATCAATCAAGAATGGTACAAACCTCAGCTAGAGGTTTCGGTGGCACCATGGTTGGTTTAAGTGCTAAAACTTCTAGTTACTTTACTAGCGGTGTCAAAGCTCAAGCACTCTACGATCAAAATGAACTAGATCAAGCAAAATCCTAACAGGAGAACGTAATATATCATGAAACTAAGTGCTCGTACTCTACATCTACTTAAGAATTTTAGTACAATCAATCCCTCCATTGTTCTAAAACCAGGAGGGGTTGCGGCAACAATCTCTCCTAATAAAACTATTCTTGCTCGTGCATCTATCAGTGATGAAATTCCAAATGTTGTAGCAATCTACAATTTAAGTCGATTTATTTCAACACTTTCACTATTTGAAAATCCTGACCTGGATTTTGGTGATAAGTCGGTTCGTATTTCAGATGGCAACCGCAGTGTAATTTATCATTATGCTGATGCATCAATTATTATGGTGCCACCTGAAAAACAAATTAAACTCCCATCAAATGATGCTGAATGCTTTATTACAAATAAGGATTTTCAGAATATCACAAAGGCTCTAAGTGTTTTAGGTCTACCAGAAATTGCTATCGTTGGTGATGGTGAAAATATTTCACTTGAAGCTATTGACACCAAGAATCCAACTGCTGATACTTTCAGTATTGTTGTAGGTCAGTCTTCCAATGTTTTCCGTGCTATTTTCAAATCAGAAAATCTGAAGATTATGGACGGTGACTATACTGTAACTATTTCTTCAAAGGGAATCTCTCAGTTTGTAGGTACTGAGGTTTCTTACTGGATTGCTGTCGAGTCTACATCTACTTTTTAATTTTGTCGCATCCAATTAATAGTTTACTATAGTTGGATGCTTTTATTATGGAGATTGTGAATGCTTGAACATACACTATGGGTGGAAAAGTATCGACCAAAAAAGGTGGCTGATACTATTCTACCTTGTGATCTTAAATCAATCTTTCAGGGGTTTGTTAATGCTGGCAACATTAACAATATGACTTTAGCAGGTGGTGCTGGTGTTGGTAAAACAACAATTGCACGTGCAATGCTTGAGGAACTTGGTTGTGATTATATTATCATCAACGGTTCTATGAACGGTAATATTGATACACTTCGCAATGAAATTCTTCAATTTGCTTCATCTGTTTCTCTTATGGGTGGTAGGAAGTATGTCATCCTTGATGAGGCAGATTATCTGAATCCAAATTCTACTCAGCCGGCTCTTCGTAATTTTATGGAAGAGTTTTCCAAGAATTGTGGGTTTATTCTTACATGTAATTTTAAAGATCGAATTATTAAACCACTTCATTCTCGAGCACCAATTATTGAGTTTCGCATCCCAAAGAAAGAGATGCCAAAACTTGCCACGCAGTTTATGAAGCGTGTTGAAATGATTCTTGCTGCTGAGAATATAACTTATGATAAACAGGCAGTTGCTGAAGTTATCCAGAAGTTCTTCCCTGACTGGCGTAGAATCCTCAATGAACTACAAACATATTCTGTCAACGGGAAAATTGATTCTGGTATTTTTAGTTCTTTTACCGCTTCTACAGTTAAGGAAGTTATTGGTCATTGCAAGACTAAAAACCTAGAAGGTATTCGTAAGTGGATCCATGATAATTCTGATTCCGATTCAACTTCGATTTTTAGAGCTGTCTATGATAACTCTAGTGAACTATTCACAAAGCGTTCCATTCCTGCTCTAATTCTTAAGATTGCAGAATATCAGTACAAGGCGGCATTTGTTGCTGATGCTGAAATTAATCTTATGGCTTTCTTTGTTGAAGTTTGTATGGAGTGTGAATTTGTATGACTAAAACATCAACATTATTCGGTGTTGTAGAACATAGAGAAGAACCAACTGAAAAATCCACATTCAATGTGTGGAATTTCATTGGTGATATTTCTAAAGACAAGCAGTATCTTCTAGATGATGATACTGTACGTCTATATGAACCATGGATTGTAAATAAATCATTTATGGCTCATCCGGATACTCTTGTATTTGCAGAACAAGCCAATAGACTACACCATCTTGATAAAAAGATGCAGCATGATTTTATGTTCTATTCTGTTGAAGCACGAGCAAAAAGATTTAAACCTTGGCTGAAAAAGACGGAAGCAGAAAAGAAAGAACTGAAACTGCTACAAGATATTTCCAAAATTATAGGTTTAAATTTACAAAGAACAAAACAATTTTGGAAAATTTTGAATCCAGATCAACGCAAAGAGTTTATTGGTCGATATATTAACCCAGATTCTAAGAATGATAAAAGATCATAATAAAATAAATACAAAGTCTTTTATCGTGAGGTATAACCATGACTATTCTAAATACATTTTTGGAGGTAAAACTAGCTGAAGAAGAAGACTTCTTAAAAGTTAAGGAGACTTTGACTCGAATGGGTGTTGCCTCAAAGAAGGATAAAATCTTATATCAGTCCTGCCACATACTACACAAGCAGGGCCGATACTATGTTGTGCATTTTAAAGAACTTTTTGCTTTGGATGGTAAACCAACTAATTTTACAGATGAAGATCGCTCTAGAAGAAATACAATAGTTAGCCTTTTAGAGGAATGGAATTTAGTAAAAATTATGAATAAAAAATTACTTGAAGATAAAATTCCACTAAATCAAGTGAAGATTATATCATTTAAGGAAAAAGATTCATGGCAATTAACCAGCAAATATAGTGTAGGCAAAAAGAAATTTTAACGAAAGTAATATATTATGTTTGGATGGTTTAAAAAGAAACCAAAACAATTAGGGGAAAAAGAACTCGAGCTGATTGCCCAAATTCTTTTTCCCCCACTTGAGACTAGAACTGATAAAGACGGAAATATCTATCAGATAGATAAATCAGTTGATACTAATTTAGAATCCGTCCTGTATGAACTGCAGGACGGAAACAATGATAGGATGTCCCATGACTCTTTGCATAGTGTCATAGGACGTCTTATTGAAGTGCGTAAAATTTTGGATGTCTATCCTGAATTAAACAAAAAGACAAAATATATAATTGTTGATGATGCTTCTTATAAGAAGTCTGCTACTGATTTTATAGAATAGCATAACCATCATCAGTTGAATAAACTACATTTTTAATGTTGAAATTAACAATGGCTCGCATACAACCCGGGCAGGGCTTGGCAAGACCATTCTTTTCAAGCCCATTTACCTTCTTGCTACGATAGATATAAAGTGTACTGCGCTTCAAATCATCAACGCTAGTGCACTTCAAAGCATTCTTAATGGCATCAATTTCTGCATGAAGAAAAATGCATTCCTCATTCTTGCCAAACTTGGCTTGAAAGGGATGACTTTTCCTCTTATTAAAGCCAAATGAGAGGATATTATTCTTGAGAACTATACACGAAGATACCCTGGCGCCTGCCACCTTTTCAATGGAAGTGGCAAGCTTAGCCAGGGTATTCAAGTAATGATCGTGCTTCATAATATCCTTATAACCCTATCCGGGATTAAAGTCAATCAAAACAGCCGATCTTCTCACGTCGGCGAAGGGCTTCAGATACGAGCTGACCGAGCATGCCAATTTTATACTCTTGGTCGTTCATCACACGATTAAAGAGCTTTTGCTCAGAATCAGTCAACGTATGGTAAATAATATTGATGACTAGCTGATCATTTTCATCGTTCATGATTACCTACCTTTAATTCTTATGCTTAGCGGCACAGGCCTGTGCCCATTCGATATTCTCTTGAATATTCTTTTCAAGAGCAATCTTTTGCTTCTTAGTGAGCTTGATATCCGGATTTTGCATCAGATCGCCGATTAGACCTTTCAGCCATCCGATGGCATAGTCCGAGCCAACGTCACACCTGAGAATATCGGTCAGTTCGTCGAGACGGTCACGGATCATGTTTTGTCCCTCATTCATCATAGTGTCTTTA